CTCAATAAAATAAGACTCTACGCCATTAATGGTTCGCTTATTGGTCATGTAGAGACTATCATCAACTACCGAGACATCAGTGATAAATCCATTGGTCGTCCATTCAGTAAAGCCGTTAATATCTTGCGATCTAAGTGTATTAAGAATAGTCGCACTTCCATCGTTATTGACAATAAACACCCAATTAGCATCATCTGATGTTGCTCCTGATAATACCGCTACATCAACTGGTGACTTTATTAATTCAGGGCTAAGAACGCTTATATCCTCGGCTGAATAGGTGTCCTCATTGAAGTTATAAACATACCGTTTAAGACTTTTGCCGTTACGACTGACAAAAATAGTAGCTCCATCAATCTCTTTGATTTCAAGGTTGGATGAGCCTCCCGATTCTGGTTGTGGGGTAATTGCTACTGACGATGGGGTAATAGGACTTACATTAACAGTAAACTCTGAGCCGTCAGTGAATATTTGTAAGTTTCTTCCCGGGTAAACATCGATAATATCATTCAGTTTTCTGCTTGATATAGTGGTGAATATTGCATCATCGTCGTCACCTTCGTCTATTTCGAAATCAAACAAACTGCCCGACTTAGACAAGAATACTGATTGCTTCTTAGATTTCACACCACCAATAACTAATCGGCCTTCATAGAAGCAAGCTGAACGCGGGTAACCTCTTGTTGCGCTCCATACGTCCTCTTTTCTTGGTGAGCCGCTAACTGACTTAGTAACCGCAATAGTTTTAGAAGCTGTACCGCTAGTAGCGAACGCAGAGAATAATTCAAAATCTTTGGTTGATTCACCGCTAATAGTGATTGTGTAAGCTGCTGCGCCTGTTCTAGCTACTGATACACCTGTTTCACCTGTTACTGGCATGTCCTGTATATTCTTTTGGATATTTGCTGCTGTAGCGCTTTGCTCATTAGCGTTAGCATCTCCAGCATAAGTGATATTTTTACTTAAAACGCCTTCAATATCGATCTGGAAAGTGTCGCCAGCCACAAAGCCCGTAAAGGTCATTATTTGAACTTCGCTAGTTGGGGTAGGGCTTAACGCATCATCGAAATCAAACTGTGGAATATTGAAGAATGGCGCATCATCCAACCGCCAATCCCAATCGGTTCCAAGGTTAATTAGTCTTTGTGTGGCTGTATCCTCGTGAAATAACAGCATGACCGACTCGGTTTGAACGTCTCTTAGTGTGGATAGTTGAGACTCAATATAAGGCATTTTAATATCAGCCACTCTATTATCGGTCTCTTTATCATAAATGGCACAATTGCCATCAGTAAACACACACAAATAGTTTTCATTCTTAGATGCGCTGAAATCTTTTTTCTTCACTGAGCTATTGTTTGCTGTTCGCTCTTGCAGAGAAAATTCTGACAAAGTGAATTTGTTGGTAGTTAAATCTATGCCATCCTCTTTGATTAACCGCCAATACCTATGTGTGCCACCAAGATAGGTTCGCATATCCCTAGCTTCTGTGCCAACTTCTCGAATGGTTGTTCCTTGCCAAAATGAGTTGTCATCTGACCATTGAACCACTACATCATTTGTTGAACCTGATACCGTTAAAAAAATACCCCTTATATCAGCAAATTCAATCGTTTTTGCCGTCCCTAAGTCGTAATGGGCGATCACATAGGGGTCAATAGTGGATATGTTGGTAGTGGTTGTAGTTGATGTTGTGTCATCATCATCGTTGATATTGGCCGCCGTACCACCTTCTGGCATTGTTGGCGTGGTGGTTATTCGTGACGTCTTGAATGCTGCTGTACCAATATAATCAGTTCCAGGCCGACGCTTTAATCCGCCTTGAGGAATTAGTACAATATTCTTACCAACCTCTAAACCTTTATAGTACTGCTCAATATCGGTTCGACCCTTTATTAGAGGCGATAATACACCGCTATTAAAAGATGTTTGAATAAATCTTGATTTGGCCATTAAGCCCTCACGTCAACGAAAGGTCTATTAACAATAGCTGATTGTGGGTGCTGCATTGAATCGGTGTATCGAGCCATTCTGGAGGCGTTTACATATTCTTGCCCCATTCTATCGGCTGATGCCGCACTATCCCTAATGGATGATGCAAAGTCCCTAGCAAGGGCGTATTCAATCATTTTAGAGAAATACACAGGCCATTCTGACTCAGCTACGTCTGCAATATAATCACAGTACATTGCTTGCGAGAAGTTAGTGTAAACCTTGTCACCAAATATTTGATAATCTAGATTTGGGTTTAATTTGACTAGCGCTATCATATCTGTAGGCAATTGATACGCGTTTGAATAGTCTGAGTCTATCGGAGTGTCAACTAATAAGGATAACTGAGCTTTACGTCTAGCGAATCCCCATCGGTGTTTTGATAGTTCATTCTTGACAATGTTGTCATAAAGGTTAGCCGCAACTACTTGAGCGCGGCTGTTACCAGTTAAAGTATTGATAGGTAAATCACCAATCAAAATAAGAGCGTTACTAATAAGATCAATCTTACTCGCCATGATGATTACCTATTGTTATGGATTAATCAGTATCGGTGACTGCTAATACTGTACCATCTGCCACATCTACCACACCTGATGCATTACTTAGCACAGGGAATAGAATATAAGCCGCTGTACCATCTGTATCTACTGCGCCATAAATCAAATCACCTACTCGCAATGTTGCTGATAGGTTGTTGAAATATCCAGCCGTATTGACATCTGCTTGAGTATCTACAGTGGTGTATAGGTGGATAGCTGGCGCTGTGCCAGTTGTATCACCGTGTTTGAAATCAGTTAAAACTAAAGCCATCTTAATATCTCCTATTAAACGAAAGCGATTCTGGCTAAGCCTTCAGGATCGATGACGCATGAACCAGCCTTTAAGTTACCATTACACAACCAACTAGAGCGTTCCGCTACCCAGTCGATTCCCATTGATTTATCAAGGCTTGCTGCTGCTAAACCTATTGCGCTAGGCGCATAAGCATAAGCAATCAAACCAGAGCCACCGAGACCGCCTTCAAGTCTACGAGCGCCAACTTTAATAAAATTGAACCCCATGAAGTTAGAAAGTGATCCACCAACAAGAGACTTAACCGTATTAAAGTCTGATGATGTGGTTTCAGTGTTAGCTAAAAGAGATTCCATGCCGGAGCCAGAAACAACAATATTGACATCTTCGTCAACTTCTAGATCGTCATAGTACGCCCGTAGCGCTCTAAGTTTAGCCGCTGTAAATCCTGTGCCGCCTGCCGCAATATCAAATGCTGCGCCATCAGTTGCGGTTGTGTTATATGAAGATTCAGCAACGATTGTATCGATGATAATTTGATCTTCTGTTCGACCCATAGCCTTACCAATAGTGGTAGCCAGCTTTGATTTTTCATCAAAGTTAACAGTGGCTTGGTCGAAAATGTCGGTATACTCTGGGTGTTCCCAATCTTCCAAACTGGCAGTTGGTAAGCCGTGGGTGATATTCATCGGTACAACTACAGAACTTGAGCCTGTTCGCTTATGCCCTTGGCCTTTACCCATTAAGCGAAACTTATAGGTATCACCTACAACGTTTCCTCGATATTCTACTGTACTACGCAACTTTGAACCGCCCTGATAGGCTGGCTTGACCATTGAGTCGAACTCGGTCTTAGCTGCTGTTGATAAGAACTTACTCATTTTGAATTACCTCAAAAAGTGAAATTGATAATATTTTCTTGAGGGTTTTTTATGGGGTGGTCCCGAATAAACGAGAGGCTCATATAAAAACCTTTAATTTATTCAGGGCCTCGTGAAAGGGTAGCCGAACTATGAGTGCTATTTTACCATAGTTTTAGCCTATTACAACTCTATGTTCGCCATCACCTACCAAATCACGCCACATTTGTTCAGCTTTAGCGTTATAGGCCGCATCGGTTGAGCGCAATAATCGGCCGCTTTCGTCCTTAGCGTTAGAGAATTTCTCTACCTCCTCTAGCGTTAAGCCTTGAGGTTGTTGGGCACCCTCTTGAGCTATCTTGGATGGTGCGAATGATTTAATTAGAGTTTCGGCTAGTATCACGTCTTCGGCTGTTGTGATTAATGGAGCTACATCATCATACTTTGCGCCTAGCTTGTTCTTTAGGGCGGTATCAACTTGTTGCAGTCTTTCCGAAGCATTATCCCCAAGCTTAGCCATTTCGGCTTCTTGGTTGATTTCCTGGCTTACAGCGTTTTGAGTTGACAATAATTCCCAGGCTTTCTCTAACCCCTGCTGGCTCATGTTGGTTTCTTTACCGAACTCGGCTAGCTGGCTGAATAGCTCATCCTCAGGCTCAATACCTTCTGGCGCTGCATAGCCATCCTCAGGCGCCCCTGTGAACGCTCCAAGCTTTTGCCTTATCTCGTTATACCCCTTAGCTTGATCGGCTATTGTTTTGTATTTACTGTCAATATACCACTCAGGCTTGTCACCATCCCCTTTGACACCATCAGAGAGAAAGTACTCGCCTTCTCCTAATTCTGGAGCTGCTGAATCAAGCAATGAGCTTGTTTCTGTTGTTGCCTCTGTTTGAGTTTCTGTTGTTTCGTTGTTTTCTGTATCCACTGTTTTATCTCCTAGAATGAACCGATTGGTAATGTGTCAAACTTTTTGTTGTTGTTGTATAAATCAAATGTTCTGTATCTTAAATCGTAAACCACTTTGTCAGCCTTTTGATGCCTGGCTGCTGCAATGAGTTTATCTTTGTCAAAGCTTACGCGCCTAAGGAATGGTATTGCTCGCTCATCAATTGTCAAATCAAAGTCATCAGACGACTCAAGAGCTGCTAATTCTTCGATTAACTTAGCCTCTTTTTTGTTCCAATAGCTTTTAATTTTAGCTTCTTTAGCTTTCGCCCGAAGTTCTTTTATATCCACTATAACACCTCCGCTCTTTCCATTTGTTTGATCATGTATTTAACCACTCCCGCCTCACCGTTCTTATATGCGGCTTCGTAATTAATGTTGGGGGAGTTCATAGTTACATCGTTATTCATAATAAACACAGTTGATAAGTGCTGCATTACTCTTACGCCGTCATCTGTCTTGAATAATCGATTGAACGCTTGAGCAACGTTTGCAGCCTCTTCTCTTTGCTTAGCCTTGGCATGCTCCGCTTTCTTAATATTTTCTTCTGATGTAGTTGCGTCTATTTCTTTCCAGTCCATTATACAGCCTGCGGTTGTTGTGGAGCTTCTTCTTCAATGCCTTGCTCAGCTAATGCGCCTGCCGCTTGAACCATCTCCTGCTTCTCGGTTTCGGTTCTACTTAACTCTTGTGGTGAACCTGTCTTCTGTGCTGCCCAAGTGCCGGCATTCTCGACTTTAAACGATAATTGAACAGCTTCATCACCACCGACTGCGCGAGTAAACTCAACAGCTTGTTGGAATGATAGTAAATCCTCTGCATCTTGAGCTCTTGCTAATGGGGATGTGAACTTAATAGCAACTTCGCGGCCACCTATCTTGATTGGTTGCAATATACCTCTACGCACTAAGATTGAGTGAACACGCTTAAGAATGGGAATTAATGCCTCGGTTTGTATTCTTCCGAATGCTGAGCCTATGCGTTTAGCTAACTCTCTTGACTCAATGGCGAACTGTGTTGCTGATACCACAGAGTCATCAGGCTCTCTAATATCATTAAACAGCGCTCGACGTACATCGTTTTGCATATCTTCAACAACGAATAACCCTAGATTTAAATCGGTTGAAGTGTCTAGCCTTTGCAATGATGGATTCTGTGAGTTATTTGAACCAACTGGAATCACAATACCAGGAGCAATTTTAATGTTATACGGGTTGGTTACACCGTCATCGGTTGCAGTCCACATACCAGATAAGTCGATAGCTGCCTTGGTTAGCATGTATTCTTTGGCTTTGTTGAGTGATTTAACATTAGGTAGAACGTCTAATACTGGTCCACGCCCCCTAACCTCGCCTGATGTTTTGGAGTATCTAGCAGTAACCATGGGGGATGTATCATCATACTCATCGACAAATGAGATAGATTCTTCTTCGTGAACCCATACGATTAAGTAATACTTCTGCTCTAAGTGATCAAATACAACACCTTGACAAACGTCTACCATTTCATCGGGTGAATCTTTAATAAGTTTAGACATTTGCAATGACGGCTTAAACCCTACCCATTGACGCTCAAGATTCCTAGCTTTAACCTTAAGTCTCCACCAGTGAGTTTCAATAACGCCTCTTGGGCCTTCTTCAAACGCAATACCTATCTGTGGAATGGCTTTGAATATGACCGGCATTTCATCTGATTCATCCTCCTCAATACTCATCGTCGCTGTGCCAATCAATAAATCTAAACCAAACTCGTAGAATTGAGTGGCAAAGTTAGACCGGTTGATGATATCGAATGTGATAGCTGCTTGTTCCTCTAGGTTTTCTCGAATATCTTTCTCTGATATATCGCCTTGAGATGCTTCTATCTGCCTTAGTATCTCGCCTGATGGCTCATAGTTAGCCCATCTAGCCCAGATTGGAGCAATATTCTCTTGTAGCTTGGATGCACCTATCTTGATAGATTCGGGCCCAGTGCCATCGAATATGCGATCCATTTTCTTTTGGCCACGACCCTCTCGGTTGAATAGGTTTCTGTTGGGTAAGAAGAACTCATAAGCATCATCGAGGGTATCTTCCCATTGCGCTGACTCAGCAAAGGCTTTCTTTTCTCTAGCTTTTAGGTCTGATAGTGAGCCTAGGTTATTTGGTATCTTCATTTGGTAGACCTGTTAGAGCGTATATTTGTTCTAGTTGTGTTAACTATTCCAGATGTGCCACTATTGCCGCGACCACCAAGTAAGCTGCCTGCACCGCCTCCGCCTGATGAGCGCCTACCTCCTACCGCCTCACTAACATTTCTTGGTGCACCTGAGAGCAATGAGACATTTCCTAGCTTATTTCGAGCTAATGCAGCAAACTTTTCTTCTGACTTCTCTATCTCTTCATCAAGTAGGCGTTTGTTTCTTGTCTCTGCGGCCAACTCTTCGGCTGTTTTCTTTTCCTTTTTTGGCTTTTTCTTTTCTTTCTCTCGGCCGACTAAGCTTATATCTTTGTCCCACTTAAATAGACCCATTGTGCACCTTCTTGAATAGTTGATAAGGGGTTAAGCTCCACGACCTAACACCAGTAATTAGCTTTGTAAAGCCAACGCAGGTATTTAGTGATACCCATCTTTTTCGCTCCACTGCCTGAATTTTGACTATTATACCGTTTTCTATGAGAGTTGCATAATGATTGACTGAGTCTATACGAGTGACACCATGGCCTGATTCATACTTAAGCCATTTATTACCATCTGCTCTTATGACGTAGCAATGGCTAAATCCATCCTTTAGCCATCTCATCCACCATAGTGGGCGCTCAGCCTCTTTGAATACGATGTACATATCATCCGAACACATTGAACTCTACTTTCATGCTGCCTGCCTTAGGTGGCGGCTTGTGAGTGTTTTGCTCATTCCACCCTAATGCTAGGGTTTGTAACGCGTCTGCTCCATGGCTAGCCCAATCATGTAATGGCTGGTCTTTGAATACGCCTTTCTTATCATCCCATTCATATTGATAGGATGCTAAACAATTCAATCCGTGCTCAGCTCTTGTGTCATCAATGTAGAGCCTTGGGAATATCTTTCTAACTGCGCCATGACCTTCTGATTTAGCTCTAGGTCTCTGAACTGTTCTGAATACTATACCCATTCTAGCGGCTGTTGATTTACGTGTTTTACCTGTGGATAACTCTCTAACCTCAATATCATGCGGGGCTAAGTGTTGGCCATAGTGTATTTTATGCTTTGCTTTGAACTCTTGTAGGTATTGGATGTAGTGCTCCATGCCTTCGTTGTGATTCTCATAGTAATGAATTAAGCGTATTTCATTGCCTATCGTTTGAAAGAACCATATCGACATGGCGTCACTAATACCTAAATCCCATGCGGTGTGAACTTCTAACATTGGATCGACTGGTATTGATAGTATTCTGTGATCATCTCTAGCGGTTGACAATTGAGTTGAATAGATAGCTCCAGGTATTTGAGCGTCGAATGAGCAGAAGTATTCTTGCTGTATCTTTTCCTCACTCATCCCCTCATCACGCTCTTGCTGTATTATTTCGGGCCCTATCACTGGCGAGCCATCGTCACGCTTAGTATCATTAACTGTTAGCAGCTCGCAAAACCATTCCTTAGTCTTTTTAGCCATCTTGTATAACTGATAGCCGTGATTCTTACCACGAGCAGTATAGATGAATACAGCCCATCCGCCATTTTCAGCTAACATCGGCCTAAAGTAGTCCCATGCTTGAGGGTTTGATATTGAATACTCAGAGAACACAATACCCACTGGATTAGAGCCTACCATTGCATCATAGTTGTCAGAGCCTACTAATTGCCAGATAGAGCCATTCTTAAGTTCTATTAGCATCTCTTGTTCATTGGTGCGCTTACGGATTGATAGGGGGAATGCTTGGTCTATTATCTTTCTGCCTTGACCATCGATGCCGTTCCATATTGCTTTACGTGCTTGAGCTATCTTGGGGAGGCAATGCCAATAGATACCTTTACGCTTTAACATCATTGAGGCTGTAAAGTTTAGACTCATTGAGTCCTTGCCTGCTCGACGATGATACACGAGACAAGCCCTTTTAACTCCACTAGACATTGCTTGAAAGAATGGTAGCTGGTAGCTTCTAGGACTCCATTTATAGGGGATGGTTATTTCAGTCATCGTGGCCTGGAGTGTAATCAACTAGTTTAATTGTTAACTCACCCCCGCCATCATTCGCTATCTCTACGTTTTTAATATCAGGTAAGTACTTGTTAATTAGCTTTAATTTAGTATCTATGACTTTTGATTTGCGGGTTATATCAGTAGGCTCTAAGGTAATACTTAAATCATCTAATTCTTCACATATTTTAATAACATGCTGCAAATGACCCTGTGACGTTAATAGCTGCCTTAAGTCTTCTTGCCTTTCTGCTCTACGGGCTTGTTTAGTTGTTTGTCCTTTCTTAGGCATTAGTTATTTACTCCACTATGATGAGCTAGTTTTTCGACTTCTTTGAGTCTTTTCTCTAACTCGATTACTTTTAATTCCAAATCTTTGTTTGGCTCTTCTATCTGATGGGCGATATGTTTAGCCCATGCATCAATAACTTCTTTGAATCCTATATTGTTTAATGCAACTGATAATACCAAAAGTGAGCCAGAGAATACTAATACCGGTTTAGCGGCGTATTGCTCTAACCCTTTCATGGTTGGTCGTTTCATTCGTGCTCTATTTGGGGATATATTGGCTCAAAGGTTGAATTAGGTTGATTACCTACTTGCTCATACCTAATCATCTGCTCTATTTCATCAGCGCTCTCATAAACTTCTATACCTTTAGTGTCACCTGTTACGCAAACTATGGAAGTGTTATCTTTATTGGGTTTAACTATAGTTATATTAGCAGCAACAAATAAGGCTTTAGAGCCTCCACCTTTAATCGCTTTAAGTCTAATAGTCTTAATCATTAGTTAAGCCCTACAATACCTGTTGCTGTGGTTCCTGTGCTTAGTATTCGTTTAGGTTGAACGGGTAATAATGTACTTGCTACTACTGTGAATGTTACATCATTATCATTTCTATCTCTTAATGCTACATTTCCAGCTGTTGTTATCCAGATAGCTCTAAAGTTAACATCGGTTGAGTCGCTTGGTGTGACTGATTGCCATAGTGTTGCCGCTTTAGTTTCGCCCTGACTCATATTGAGATACCTATATCTAT